GGCCACCTGGGTTTGTGGTTGCTCTCATATAGAGAGGTAGTTTAGAGGAACTAGTTGCACGCAAACGTGATCTCATATAATTCCAAGCAAAAGGAGAAGGCCATTGTGTAAGCTCGTCGAGCCCTATCCAGTTAAAGGCTTGCCCCTGATATCTCATAACGTCATCGTCTCTATCAAGATATGACATCCATAAAGTAGCCCCACTAGGTGCTACCCAAGTCTTATCTCTTTCCATAAACTTAATACCTGGGACAGCCCTTGGGTATAGTTGTTTAGATACTGAAATAAGTTCTCTTAATTCTTCTGTACTACGTCTAACAAGAAGACCTCTAGAGTGAGGGTTGTTAAAGTATCGCACAGGGTCTGCAACCATTGCATATGATTTACCACCACCAGCTGCTCCACCATATAAAACTTCCTGCTCACTAGAAGCTAGGAAGTCTTCCTGAGGACCAGGATTAGGAGCAAATATAATGTCTTGAGCTTTCTTGACATCTATAGGCTCTGGTTTAGGCGTAGCAAAAGTAGGAGTAAACTCAGGAGTCTGTGTAAAGTTTTCTTGTACTTTTTCCACCGAGTCTTTCTTCTTCGATGATACGGGCTTTTTCACTGGCTTCTTGGTAACGCCTTGCATAGTCTCTATGGGCTGAGGCCGTGTACCTTCTTTTTTCTTCGATGCTGACACGTTTGTTTAATCCTACATGTGAGATATATCTACCTGATTGCTCTGTAAGCCATCTAGCTACAAGTCTTAAACTATATTCTTTTAAGTACTTTTTAGCTTGTTCTAGCATCTCTAGCTGATCAGGTATTGGCTGAAGTATATCTTTATCTTCTTCGTCTTGCGAATACCCAAAAGGTATATGCCTACCTACTCTTACTATTGGGTAGTACTCCCCGTCTAAACCTCTCTTAGGAATCTTCCAAGATTGATCTACAGGGATAGCAGTTAGTGTAGGGGCTTGTTTTCTAGCCATCTTATATCACACACACATTAGTTTGTCAAGTTGTTATTTAGAACTTCTTTTTTGAGTCCCTGGATTGGATGCGCCACACATAACGTATCCACCTTTTTTATAACCCATCTTTTTAGCTACAGCTGGTGCAGCTTTCTTTAAGGCTTTCATACCTTTAGACATTGGTTTTTTAACAACACCGCCGTGTTTATAACCTGTCTTTTTCATATCTGAATCCTTCATCATTGTGCCATCTGGCATTTTATGATAACCTTTTTTCATAACTACTCCTCCTTCGTTAGCTCTAAACTTAGCAGTTTTTTCTGCTATCTTTTTTGGTTGTTTAACGAACTGTTTACCAGACGCTTTACCTTTACGCTTAGCAGCAGATGTTGCTGCATACTCTTGACTTGATAAGGCATCTCTAGCTGCTTTAGGTAAATACCTTTCACCAGTAGCTTTTTTACCTTGAGTAGATGGTTTACCTGACTTAGTACCCCATTTCTCTTTAGTCCATTTATTAAGTGATTTCTGAGGAGACTTCATTTCTTGTAACCTCCACCTGCAGCCTTGTATTGCTTAGCAAGCATTTGTGCTTTACGAGCTGACCATTGACCTGCTGCCCCACCCTTGCTTCCTGCTTTTATCTTAGAAAACAGTCTTTTACGCATTGTAGGTTTAGTATAGTTTCCTGATTCATTTACTTTTGATTTTGTTTTAGATGCTGCCATTTTACTATCCTAATTATATGTTTCTAGCAGGGTCATAATACTCTTCAACAGATATCATAATATCCATAGTGTTTGTAGTCTCACCATACGCTAATAGTTTATCACCTGAGTGTAGGTTAAAATATCCACCATTGACTAAGTTATTAACAGAGTGGCCTAACATACTTAAACCATTTGCAATGTAATGGTACTCGTCATCATCTTTGTGATAAAACTGAACATATACTTTTTTAGTTGAGTTACTATTATTACTTAAATGTAGATATCGTACGATAGCACTGAAGTTATTTGGACAAGTATACAGTACTGTAGCGTTAGCATCTGCAGCTATAGAATCTACAAGATAACCTTGAGTATGAAACTTAGTATTATCTAACCTAGCCATATTACCACTTAGCCTTATCAGCCCAGTAGGCGGCACTCATTTTACCTTTAGCAATATTCTTGCCATGTCTAGCTTTAAATGATGCTCTCTTCTTCTTCATTCTATCAGACTCACCTGCTTTAGGTTTACCTGCAGTGCTAGCTCCTTGCTCACCAAAACGAATAGTCTTAATCTTGTCACCAACTTTAGCAACAACAACATGCGACTTTTTAGGGTGGCTAGGTGTTCTTTTAGGTTTATTAAAACCTGATACACCTGCTCTAGCTAGTCTAGGGTCTTTTTTTGGTTTCTTATCGGCCATACTAATCTTTCTTTTTAGCGGGTAGTATAAATACAGGTTCTGCTGTAGATACTTCTACCTTTTCTGTTTTAACAAATCCAGCTCTATCCATCAAGTCTTTAGCAGCTGTCATCTTTTCTTTAGCACCTAGCATATCTACATCGCCCATTACTTTGAACATTGTATACGCAGCCTTAGTAGAAGACTGTGCTATAAACTTACGAGTAAGGTCTGCTATCTCATCTACTAAAGAAGCTGTAACTGATGAAGTTGGAACATTATCGGAGTATCCAGCAAGTTTCTTTGCTTTCAAAGGATCACCCTCTGCTTGTTCAAATAGAACAGCTAAGAATAACTCTTGTTTTTCTGTGAGGGCTCTTTTTGTCATATTACACCTTTACCCATGCTTCATTTATATCTAAAGTTTCTGGGTCATCTGCTATAAAGTGACCATCTTCGGTTCTAGCTCTTTTATACTTAATCTCTTTTTTAGCTTCTACTTGACTTACAATGTCTACTATTTCCTTAATATCACATATAAAAGAACCATAAGGGTCTGTGACACCTACAACGTCTCCTCTAGAAGTAACTACTTGGTCAGAAGACACAAAGTACCCAATACTTTCTAGTTTACTTTCGTTCTTTTTTAAGTCCATTACTTACCCCTTTTATGAGTACCTGGGTTAGAAGCACCACATACGACATATCCACCTTTATTGTACTTACCAGCCTCTGCTTTACGTGAAAAACTACGGTTAGTGCCTTTAAGTTGAACCCTTAAATTCTTTACAGAATTATCTTTAGAGTTACGGTTTTTATGGTCAACATCCTTGCCATCCCCTTTTTTAACTAGTCCACCTTTTTCTAACATACGTCTAGCTGCTTTACGCGAACGATTAGCTGCTAAGTCTGACTTAGGTGACTTAAGTTGAAGAGCACGCTCTCTCTTGTAGTCTCTTTTATAATTAGGTGAACTAGGCATTATCAAACAAACATATTGAAGTAATTACTGTACCAGTAGTTAACTTTAGTTTTACGGATATAGACGCAGGGTCTAGGTTCCAACATCCAAAACATTTACCACAAGGCTTATCCTTGTCATTCCAACAGTAACCTAACATCTATTTTCCTTTACTTGGGTTTGTCCATTTGTCTACCATCTTTTCACCAGAACGACCAACTACGTAGCCTCCAACACCAAGAGTTAATAGATTCCAAAGTTGATCGGGTAGTTCTAATACATTATTCATAATCTCTGGATAAGCGATTGCTATTATAGGGAATACTAAATAGTTAACAGCTATGATAGCTATAACAATTAACATTAAAAGAGGTCTCCAAGAAGCAGTCAACCAGTTGCCTGATGAGGCTTCTGCTAGTATAATCTCGCCACGCACCTTCTCTATTGAGTCAGCGTGTTCTAGTAAGGCTAGCTTAGTTTCTCTTTCAATCTCAGCTCTTTTATCTGAATCAGGTATAATCCGCTTTAACACGTCACCCATAATAGGAGTTAGAAGAGGTAATAAAGTACTTATCATTTTATTTCCGAACTACAGTTCACAAGCATCTTCCGTTCTTTGATGCTCATAGAATCTATCGTTAGACCTTTTAGTTTCCATTTCATTCATTTTAGTTATTTTTTCAGCGTATACTTCTGAAGAAAGTCTTATACCAAACAAACTTGGCACATTAACCAATAACACCGTTACGATTAGTCCGTATAGAACTCCCCTAATAATGGTAGGGAGTAATAGTTTTTTATGTTCTTCAATCACAAGACTAAACCTCCCTTTATAATAAATGTGAGTATGCCACCTAAAATAGCACCTATAAATAACTTAACAATCCAACCAATAATACCGTCAAAAGACTTTAACTTAGCTTTAGTTATATCAAGATAAATGTTGATGTTGTTGATTTCTTCTTCCATATCACGGACAGTGTCTCTTAACTTAAATAGACGTTTTTCTAATTCATTCTGATCAGTTTGTAACGCGCGTATATCGTCAGCATTTCTATCACTCATGTCTATTCTCTCCCTAAGATTACTTAGGGTAGGAGCCCCAAGTTAATTGATAATGAGGTCCGTCTGGAAAGGATTTCCAATCTCCTCCCCAATCCATGTCTATTTCTAATTCTTTTGCTGCTTGCTTCATAGCATCAGCTATCTTGTAGTATAAAGGCCAATCCCATCTTACGGTTCCATCTACATATGCTCCAAGGTCTACTCCGTGACCTGTAAGGTGTCTGGAATTAAGAGTTGTTGAAGCTCCTCTAGCTACTAGCTCCTTCTGTCTATCCAAGGTACGCATACCCTCTAGTACAGTGAAGTCTACTTCAGTAATCTGTATCGCTCTTTCAACTACAGCTACTAAGTCTTTGTGGAGACCCTGTAACCTTTGTTTACTTCTTACACCTAATCTATATGCCATCTTTATTCCTCCCAGTCCCTTTTACGTTTAGGGTCTAATACATCTCTGCTGTCTAACTTTTTCTCTAAGAACATAGATCGTTCCATCCTATCCAATGAAACCCAGTGTCCTGTATCCAAGTAATACTTTTCTCTTATATAGAAAACATCACTACGAGGAATATGGAGGTTATACAAAGCTCTTAGGTCATCATCTGCTAGAGCTTGAAAAAATGTGTTAAGGACATCATCGGATGAGTCGTATTTATCTTTAGGGGAGGTCATTATGTCATCTTGTTATTATTATTATTGTGACTTCTGACAGTTATAACACATAGTGTTTTATAAGTCAAGGGGATTTTCAAAAAACTTATACTAAGTTATGCGACAAAGAAGGACTAATGTTAGTCTATACTTAAAGTATTACTCTAAGTATTACTTATATTTATAATTAACTAGTAGTTGGACTAAATCATTATGTTTAACTTAAAGTATACTACTCGTATGTTATACCACATAATGCCGCAAAGTCAACCCCTAATTTCATAATGCATACATATTAAAGCTTACGCTTAGTATACACTCACTATTACCCCTTGTCAAGTAAATAATACACATAGGCCCGAAATAGTTGTATGTAAACCAAGGTGGTTAACACCTAAACCAAAAATACCCCTCTCTGTCATTGTGCATATATAACACCGTATATACCCCCCATGTCCCCTCTACCCCTCGTAACTACTATCCGAGGTACATATTCACGTATTCATATATCAAGATATGTATATATGTTTCTTGGTTCATATTCACATATTGCAATACGTTATTGTATACTTCTGCATACATGTTTAGTTTTCGGTATCCGATTGTATACGATTGTATTTTATATACACAAACTGGTACATTCAAATAACAGAATACTTGCATGAGAACAAACAGTAGAACAAACAGTAAACAAACAGAGAACTACCCCTGAGACGCTCAAATAAGGCCACTGACAGCCTATAAGAATAACCCCTTGCTTTACTATAGAAAGCACACCCAACGTCGATCCTGAGGATTTGTTCTATATATACCACACATTTAATTTAATTAGAATAATTTAAAGAAAACGCTTTACATTCTATTAAAAGTATATCACGCGCACGCACGTTTCTATTATTATAATAGGATAACATATTCATTTATTCATATATGTATTTTAACGATTTAATAGAATAAAAGATTTATATAAAAAAAGAATGTAATGATTTCAATGACTTACAAGAAATATGAAATTAATTTGAATTATTTTACATTTATTTTATTCAATGTTTTCAATGACTTAGGAGGAGAAACTGGATTTTATTCAATGTTTTCAAGGGGTTAGCAGGGGGTTGCATATCTTATTCAACTAGTATCTAAAGAGGATATAGAAATTAAGGAGAAACAAACAAACAGAAATTCAGCCCAGAGGGTCGGTTAAATAAGAACCCTAACAGTGCAGTAGAACCCTGCTATGATCAAAATTAAATGTTCCTGATTAGTACCGCTTATAAGCGTTGACACCCTGATAGGACGGGTGAACGGGTAGGTGTGTGGTCTCGACAGTAGTGCAGGAATTAATCCTAATTATATAATCATGTATTATATAGTGTTGTTCTGAATTAACGGGTGAAAATACACCTGCACCAATATTTTATATATGAGTACACTATACTGGTGTACTTTTATTGGAAATGTTATAGGAGAAAATTATGACAAAAGTAAACGATATTAAAACATTAGAAAACAAATTCATCACTTCAATGGGTTCTGGCATATCATCAAGTGAAAGCTTATATTACTTGATTGATAGTGCTGAAACGTCTCAATCAGGTCAATCGCTTGCTAGTGCAATGTTCCGACTAAAAGCAAAAGGTGATCAGCAAGGTTATCGTGCAGTATCAGCTATAGTTGGTGCAGTATTTAAAGGTGCAAAACTCAAGACGGCTAAAGATAAAAAGACATTGGTGCTAGATAT